TGGTGCCATCGTTAAGCATCACTAAGGTGGCTCGCTCGCGTTCAACCTTCCAGTATTCCGCAATGCGTATGTCTTCACGCGTCACCCACTGGGCTGAACTGTCGCCTGTGCTCGTAGCATTAAAGTTTGCGCCATCATCAGCGTCTGGATACTGCTCACGGAATGATTCTTTAGACATCACGGTGCAGATCAAACAACGTTCTGCATCAGAACCATCAGGTGCTATCGAGTTAGGATCAAAATAAACGCTAAACGGATCATCAATCGGTTCAATGTAAATTTCTTGGTCAAAGCTGTCTTCAGCAATGTAATTGGTCGTTATTCGCCAGTAACCCCAGCCCATTTTGGCTGCGTATTCAAACGCTGTGTCATACGCCGTATCAGCGTTGGAGTTGTTCTCAATATGCCGAGTGATGCCTTCAATCACTTGTGCAATCTTTACGTCGCCTTCGTTGTTGCAAGGATGTACTTTGATGCGCGGACGTTGTTGGCGCTGCTGGTTCGTAACCTGGCGTATGTAAGCGTCAATTTTGTTGATGGTCAGGCATGGCCGCGATTCAAGGTTTCGACTATTTTGAATTTCAACCGGCCACTGATCGCCTGCGGCAAACTTAATATCGCCTAACGCTTCTGCTCGATTTTGAGAGTCAGCATCAGCAACCAGGTGCAAGAACTTGATTGCTTCACCGATGCGGCCATCCATGTCTGTGTCTTGCCATGCCATGTTCAATCCTTCAGCTCATCCACCCAGCATGCACCACGGGCACCACTTTGCGCGGTTTGGCAGGCTCTTTGAGCATCAATGCAATGTAACGAAACGCATCTGCGCCATGCGAATAGACATCATGCAACGGGTTGCGACTAAATTGGCCCGTTTCTGGATCAACTTCGTAGCGATAATGACGTAAACAGTTTAGCCCATCTGCACAATTTTCTCTATCAAACCAACAGTTTGGGAAAATCGTTCTTGCGGCGTTGATGCTATCAACAATGGGCACACGCTCAAGCACCCGCGTCTTGTAACCGCTGTTTCGCACGATTTCTTCAATCGAACGGCCAGCTGCAGCCAGCGTTTTGTTCTGAGCATCATGCGGCAACCAGATCGTGTCATAAACATAACCAAAGGTTTGCAGCTGCGCCAGGTAGCTTGTCATGGTGCGCTGGCTGTCTTCAAAGTAGCGAATGAGCCTGGTTTCCATGCCGATAAATTGCACAAACCACCAACTGGTTTGATCAGACCAACCTAAGTCACAAATCGCATGCACAGGTTTGGTTGGATCATAAGGAACCTTGGTTAAACGGCCTTCTTTGTCGGCCTGCTGCATTTCTTTTGCGAAGATAGCACCATCCACCGTCTGCCTGCACAAACCCTCCCAAACCTGGTTATAAGCCTCCAGATCGCGTGCTTTCAACGCGTCTTTTTCTAGGCGTAGCGTTTCAGGAAACCACGGGTTGTCATCCCAGTTGATTTTGATCGTGATGCAATCAGCAGGTGGTGTAACAACAAACCGCTGATATGTTTCATCTGTTTCGAGTTCAGGGTTGAAACTAACCCAAATTTCTGAGCCTTGCTTACGAATGGTTGGAATAAGAATGTTCCAACTTAGGCGACTAACGGTTTGGCCTTCTTCCACCCAACACACATCAACGCCTTCAAACGATTTGATGTTGGTGGGGTTGTTTTTTAAGCCTGTGAAGAAAAACTCAGTGCCATTGATGCCGCGAATGCTTGCTTGTGTAATCTCATAGCAACCCATCAGGCCAAGTTGCTCGATTTGATCGCATAACAGTTTATGCACTGAATCTTTCAGTGACGTTTGAAACTCACGCGCACAAAGAATACGCATGGTTTTGGACGTACCAAGAATCAATAAGGCTCGCGCTATGCCCCAGCTTTTTGCGCCGCCCCTGCCGCCGTACAGCACCTTGTATCGGCTCTTTTCAAACAACCCTTTTAACTTTTCTGGAAACTGAGCCTTAACAGCATGATCACTAGCTATCATTTGGCTTTAGAAACTCAAGCTGAACTTTGGCAGGAATCAGCGACACACCATCAGCACCTGTCAGTTCTTGCTTTACCGTTTCTGACCAGCGCAACTGCGTTTTAGTCCACCAGATTAGGCTCGTAACATCGCCTGACATGGCCTTATCGTAAAGCGTGCGTGCAATATCACTGCCCGTTTTTGCTCTGCCTAAATCCAATTCTTCGCGGTAATGTTTTCGCAGCGTCTTTGGATCAATCTTAAGCAAAGCGCCAATCATCTCGTGCGGCAAGCCTAACCCACTACTCGTTTGCACAAGTTCGCGGGTTTGCTCTGTTGGCTGATGTTCAATCATTTTATAAACGGGAAATCGTGTTATTTCTTTCCACTCTTCTTCTTTTCCGCTTCTCTCTTCACGCTATAAGCAATAGCAACAGCCTGTTTGACAGGCTTACCTGCTTGCACTTCTGCCTTGATGTTCTTCTCGAAGGCTTTCTTGCTTGGCGTTTTAGTAAGCGGCATATTAAGCGGAGTGAATGATGGCAAAGTTGATTTGCACAGCCTCTGCAAGCGCACCACCAGAAATGTTGCGAAGTGTAATGGATGCAGCACCAGCTGATAAACCACTGACCCACACGTTGTAAGAGCCAGCAGTGCCTGATGCAACGTTAAGAATTAAAACGTCTTTGGCGCTAATCAAGCTGTTGTTAAGCGTGAAAGTCACATTTGTTGTGCCATTGAGTGACGCAGCGTTCATTGTGATCTGACCCGCTGACTTGTTCAACGTCACTGCGGTTGATTTGCTTGTGGCCTGGGTAACAGTGCCCTGGCCTGATGCTGCATAACCAAGTTGTTCTGTAATGAAACAAGTTGAGAACTCAGGATCAGAGTAAGCAACACCGATTGCGATTGAATTTGACATGATGATTCCTTAGCAGTTCCAGTTTTTAAGAGATGCTTTGGCCCTTTCTGCTGGGCCTTTAGAGTGTTTTACAACGCCTTCCATTCTGGCGCAAAACGATGCTTTACGGCCAGCATCTGCTTTTGTTTTGGGGTTGGGTGCCGGTGCTTTGAGATTAGCATTGTTTTTTGCGTTGTACTCTGCGCGGCCTTTAGCAGTCATACCCGCACCTTTTTCGGTGGGGTTGTAATTCTTGCCTTTGCCGGTCGTGGTGTGAGCAATAGGCTTATCGTGCTTTTTCATGGCTTTTTCTTTGCAGTCTTTGCGGCCTGCTTAAATGCTTCAGCTGTCGGCGCACCTTTTGTGCCTGGCTTACGCATTTTTTCAACAGGTTTGCCAGCCTCTTTTTGAGCCTTGATGCGCTCTTGCTTGGCATGAATGTTTGCGTAAAGACCTGTTTTCATAGGTTATCCACGACACAAGCAATGTCAGCTTCTTGAATGATTTGGAATTTCTGACCATCCATCTCGTGGATGGGCCAATCAAGATAGCTGCCGTTGCCGTATTTGATGAACTCGCCAGGCTGCGCGGTTTTGACCCTTGGGCCAACAGCCACGATCGTGCCTTCGTTCATGCTTTCACGGTTGACTGCATAAACGATGCTTGACAACACACGTTCTGAGCATTTAACCACCACACGATCATGCAACGGTCGAAGCATTCTTTTTCCTTACATACTTGCGTTTGACAATTACAGGTTTGGCTTGCACATCACCTTGTTTAAACTCGCCACACCAATCCTGATCATGCTTATTTTGTGATGCAGGGTAACGTCTGCACAGCCCAAGTACCGCACCAGCACTGCTGCTGAAGTACAAACATTCCCTGCAGCGCATCATTTCTGATAAGACTTGCGCTCATGGGTATAGCAGGTGCCTTTCATGCGGCCACCATCAAAAGCGTAATCTTTGCCAACACCGTCTGCTTTGCCCATGCCTACGCCATTGACCAGGCGCTCATGACGCTCACCGCTTGCATCACCAGCTGATGCTTTGGGCACTTTTGCGCCAGCGCCGTAGCCTGCTGGGGTCATTTCTGCTGAATCCATCTTTTTCATAATCACTCCGTTAAGAATTTAAGTTTGTAAAGCGTTGAATCAATCAATTCGACAATTTCATCAATGATATTTTGAATGGTTGTGTCATCTGGCAAGTCTTTGCGCGATTCATCAACAAAACGTTGCAACTTTTTCAGATAAGTCACCGGTTCTGTCGCACTGTGAAAATCTGATGGATAGTTTTTAATCTTTTCGTACCGGCCTTGATAGGCTTCTGCAAACCGATCAGTCAAATCAATGATTTGTTCGTAGAACTTACCCAGTGCCTTGTGCTGCGAATAGCTATCAGTGCTCAAGTGCATGAAATGCGTGATGGTGCTGCTGTGAAGCAACTGTGCCACAAACTCGGCAGCGTCATCGTTCATGAATTGTGCCTTTCTTGGAACATCGCATCAAGACCCCATTGACTTTTCAGCCAAACAACGATGCGGTTTTCATCATGGGTGAGTGTACGCGTTTCTGCTTCTTTTGAATACCACGTTAAGCAATGATAAGCATAACTCACATCTTGTTTAATGTACCGATCAATAAAGGCTTGCATGTCTTTGTAGCTCATGCGGTGCGCCAAACTCTTATACCACCATCTTGTTTCCTGGCTGTGAACTTCTTGCCTGTGCGCTTGGCATAACGGTAGTTTGCGTTGCAAATCCGTTGCAAGGTTTGATTTGCCACAAAGAAACTATCACCAACTTCTAGGCTGGCGTAGGGCAGCGACAGGTAAAGACGCGGCACTGGCATGGCAACGTGTTTATCAACTTCCATGTTTTCTCCAAAACAATACAGTAGCAGATGACATGGTGAATTGTACAGTACAACTAAAG